TTCAGCGTCTGCGGCATAGTCTGCAAATTTCTTTTGCCATATGTCTGAATCTATGTAAGGCCATATCATAGAGATCTGGTCTGCTGTGAGTTCTCCCAGGAACTTCTGTCCCGACTCTGAGTTGTATATCACCCAAGGACTGATGCGTCCTGTTGTGACAGCATGACACATGGCATGACTGCTGCCGTAGCGCAAACAATCATGTGGTGGTGCTGAGTGCTTCTCACTCCAGTCTATGCCAAACTCCACTGCTCGTGCTAGAGCATCTGCCACTGCTTCTACTTTCAAATAGTCTAGCAGATACTCAGTGTAGATTTTGTCTGAGCCCCAGTTGTCGATCTTTTTGTTGTGCTTGAGCAACCACTCTGTGAACTGTCTGGGATTGATTGCCCGAGTGGCCACACAGTATCTACCAAACTTTACAAATGCTCGATAGTAAGGTGAGTCTGCAAAGTCATCAAATGTTTTGAGTCGGGCTGATCCTTGCGCAATCTCATAGAATCTCAAGTAGGATTGAAAACCCAGTTCAACCCCGCGTTCCGTGCGTTCTGATCTGCGGCGTTTGGGCTCACACATGTGCACCACAAGACTTTCTGCACGTCGGAATGTTTTCTTGCAGTAGCCGCAAGTGAGTTCACTTAGTATCTCGGCCATGATCTCGGATGTGTTGATCTAGTTCTTTTTTGGTTGTAAGTTTGGCCAGCAGGTCTATTTCATCATCTTTGTATGTGGGGAATAATTCTGCCAACTGTTTTTTAATACCACTTGCACCAGCTTCTTTTTTCTTAGGAGCAATCCAATTGTGCCTGGGTGTGCCCATGTCTGGACTCACAGTTGTGGCACACAGCCATTGCAGTTCTGGGTGTTTGTTGATGTTGAAAAAGTGTTTGTTCAATCGCTCGTTGGTGGAAATCAAATAAAACTCTTGCATCTCTCGGCTGCCTTCAACACAACTGGCCCAACGAATCATGAGATAGTTACTGAATTTCTTGCGTTCCTCATCTGTGAGTTCGCGATAGAAGTTTCTGTTTTTGCGATCCAGTTGTCGCATCTCATTGGCAATGTTTAGTTTGTCGCTCACTTGTCTACTTTGATCAGTCGGTATATCATTATAACACGTTCTACAGCATCTTGTAAAGTGGGATTGGTCTGAGCCAGGCGGCGTATTTCGCCCCACATTTTGTCTTCCTGCAGGCGGTCGAACAAACTATCTCCAGTTGATGTTTGTTTGGTATAGTCAATTTGGTGTCCAGTCACAGGATCGTAACTGTATCCCATGAGTTGTCTGGAACTGGGATCAGCTCCAGACTCACGAGCATACACTTCATTGCCCACACGTTCATAGATATAGGTGGCGCCGGGTTTAAGAGTTCCCATACTTGTAGCCATATTGAGTGTGTGCCCAGCGCAGGAATCTTTCTAGGCCTTCTTGATCTTCTGGATAACTTTCCAAGTAAATCTTGGCCAAGCGATTGACGATTTCAAATATTTCAGGTTCAGTGTATGCCATGTGTCACCATGATTTATTGTAGTCTACTATCTCACAGTTGCGACTGATGTCTTTGACAAAGTACACACAGTCAGGATCAGGATCGTCGTTTAGTGGCACCGAAAGTAATTGACCATTTTTAAGTTTAGGAGCATACCACGATACCTCATGATATACATCCAGGATTTCAATGTCGGGAAAACTGGGACGGAAACTGGTCAGTGGATTAAATTGAAATACTTTGAAGCCACGATCGTTGATTGATGTTAACGGCAATACTTCCAAGTCACCTACTTCAGGTTCACCAATGAGTATTTGCCAGTCCATGGGCATCTTGATGGTGTTCTCACCGATGCGTAATACTAGTGCAGGTGCATTGAAGCTTTCCAAAAAGATCAAGGGAATAAAATGATAGTCGGGCTCTTGTGGATTTGAGTTGTCAAGTATAGCAAACCTCATGTCATCTACTTCTTCGGGCAAATGATCTAGGTCGTAATGGATGTTGTCTAAGGTTAAAATTCGCATGTTGTTATAATATACTGTTGTGTGACAAAAGTCAACCTAGTTTCATCCAATCCAGTTTCTCTTGTGTGAAGGGATAGTTGGCTTCTCGGTAGAACTGTTTGCGCTTGGTCAAATGACGCTTGGCAAATTTACATGTGCTGGTTATGTCCCATATTTGGACGTGATCTTTGTCTTCTGCTTTTCTAATACCTCTGCCAATACTTTGGATGACTCTAACAAAACTTTTGCCAGGCTCCACAAGAACAAGGTTGAATATTCGAGGTATGTTAATTCCAACCGCTGCCACACCATATGTGGCCACGATGATTTTGTCTGTTGCTTCGGCCACTTCATCATATTCTGCTTGCCGCTTTGATCCTTTGGTGGCGCCCGACACAAACACTGCTCGGTCACCTAACCGTGCAACCAGTTGTCTACCGCATTCAGTACGATCCACCAGCACCAGGGTGTTACCAGTTTCATTTACCTGCCGCACAAGATCTGCCATGGTGTCCAAGCGCCCCGACTCTTCCAACAAGTATTTGAGTTCACTTTGATAGTCTCGGTACTCCACATGATCAATTAGTTGCACAATGTTTACATGGCAATTGGCTAACACCCCTTGTTGTTGCAGTTCGTTGGCACTGAGCTTGCCTATAACAGGACCAAGACTCACCAGCAGGGCCTGGCTTTCAAACTTTTCTTTGGGCACAGTTCCAGTCAACCCCCAGCGAATTGGCACTCTAGCCATAACACCTGTGAGCAAGGTTTTCAGCGCATCTGCTTTGGCCATGTGTACTTCGTCTACAATAACACACACCACATCTTCCAAGAACTCACCAATGGTACAGTCACCTACTCCAGCCTTGGTGTTCTTCATGAGATTGTTTAGGCTCTGCCATGTGCAAATGGTGTGTGTGCGCCCGTATTCTTTTCTGTCGCCAAAGTACACACCAACGTCTTGCTCCATGTTCTTGTAGTCTGCTTCAGTCTGTGTCACTAAACTCTTGTTGGGCACAATAACAATACTGCGTCCATAGGGTGCAATGGCATTGCTTAGTGCCGCTGTCATAATTGTTTTACCTGCACCTGTGGCCACTTCTTGTATGCACTGTGGGTTGGCCAAGAAGTTGTTGATGATTTCCACTTGGTAGTCGCGCAACATTATGGGCTCACCTGCCGCCGGATGTGTACAGGGCCAGGTCACATGGGCAAAACTTGTTTCGGTTACTGATTCAAAGTTAAATGTATTGCTATAGTCACGCTGATCATCCAGTTCAACATCATAGTCAAACTTTTCAAGTATAGGCATGATCTCGGGCAACAGATTTACGTAAGTTGATCCACCCAGTTGGAAGTATGCTACCTTGCCGTCCCATCGTCCCAGTCTCACAGCAGGCAAATAACGTGCGGCAGGATTCTCATACTTGAAAGCATTAACCAAGGCCTTGCGGGCATCCAGATCCAGGCCTTCAATCCGGATGTTTACTTCGTCACGTATTTGTATGGTACAGCGTTTCATTTGATTATTATATACGATTAGTTAACAATTTACGACCTTGATATTTTTTAACAGCTGATGTTTAGAAATCATATCTATGATTTGTTCTTTGGGCGCATGGTTAATTAGTTTCCCTAACGTAATACTTCCTAAACTTAGTTTAGGATCATATTTTTTATAACCGTGTGATTGGAAAAAATCTTTGTTTTTGTCATAGTAGTCCCAGATATTTTTTTCAATGGTTTGAATATCTTGCCGAGAATAATTTGAGAACTTTACAGTAAAATCAAAACACATGTGATGCTGAGGCCGGAATGCACCTGGAGCAATGTATTGATCATTGTCGTGCCATAGGTCATACAATGTCTTGCCAATTTCACAATAGTTTAGTCGCAGATCGCCCCAGTCTTCATGCAATGTAAACAGATCAAATTCATCATTGGTTATTGTGTCACGATAAGGTTTGTATTTCCAAGTGGCAACAAATCTAGGAAAAGCATTCAACGTTTCATACCGATGAATCCAGATATTCAAATCTCCCAATGCATTTTGAACTTCAAGCGGTGCATTACAAAAAAATTCATTGCTAGACTGTTGATCGTATAGCCCATGATAAACTTCAAATATGTGATGCAGGTAATTGAGATCATCTTGTGTGATGGTTTGTGCAATGCTTCTATCAATTAATCCCGGAGAATAATTGTTTATAATTGCAGTCAAATAGCGCAAATGCTCAACCACTCGATCGTGCGTGTATTCTGAATTTGGAAAATTATAAAACCGTTTGATATCATCCCAAGGTTGCCCTGCATCAATAAATAGAGCTAGGTGTTTCAACCACTTCTGTGTTATACTTGTGTCTAAGAGATTAAATTGTAAATCATAATCACTTTGATTATTGGTAAGAGTAATAACAACTTTTTGCATGGACCTAATAATATGGAGACAATTGATGTAGAACTTTTGGTACAAGGACAATTTTGTAACGAATGGCCTTGCATGGAAGTTATTGGGAACAATCATACTTATTTTACTGGAAACGTGACGGAAAAGCAAGTGATTCGATTCTGTATACCTGCACAACACAGCAATGAAATAATTCTACGCCATACAAATAAAAGATTTGGAGCCGATGGAGTTTGGGATGTTGAAGTAGTCGATGACAAAATTACAAAAGATCGTGCGATAAAATTATTGGATTTTAAGTTAAACAACATCAGTATCAAATCTTGGATGTTTGACACGTGCCGATTTATCACTGATGCCAATGACTGTTTGCAGACTGATTATTTTGGACACAATGGTCACATTGTTATTGCATTTAATTGCCCACTGTACGAATGGATTATATGTAATTGTGTAAAGCCAAATGCCAATCCAAAATTTCGAGATTTTGTAATCAATACCACAGCTGAAAATTTGTTTGATTACACCAAAGATATTGAAGAACTTGACAACATTGAAAGAATACTAGATCAACATGCATATTTGTTTAATAAACTTGCCAAGGTATGAAATACATCGACCGCCATTGAGCTTGGCCTTGTTGTCTGAAATTTGCAATCAAGAACAAGTTGATTACAACTGCATTGATCTCAGTTTGTTGATTTGGCAAAAATTACCAAATGATTTTGAAACCATAGACAACTACTGTATCACTCAAAGAATCGATTCTAGCACCTTGCAACGATTAACAGCATTGATCAACGACATGATCAAACAACAAATTAATTGTTATCCTAACACAGTATTTGCATTATCTTTGTTGAGCGTATGGAGTCAACCGGTGTGCGAATTAGTGTGTGCAAGTATCAAGGCACAAAGCAACTGTGAAATATTGTTGGGTGGTCAAGGATTGGCCAATGAATTATGGACTCAACAACAACTGGACAGAGGACTTGCCGACAGTTACATTGTGAATGAAGCAGAAATTTCTTTTAGACAATGGCTCAAAGGTTCTAGATCTGGGCCTGGCATTAACAATTACAACTTTGAACAAATTGATAATTTAGATCAGCATGTTGTGATTCCTGACTACAGAAAACTTCCAATAAATCAATATCCTTATCTTGACAGTACAAGTTTTTTTATCACTGCCAGTCGCGGATGTGTACGTAATTGTTCTTATTGTGATATCGGACATCAATGGAAAAACTATCGTTATCGCAGTGCGGCCAGTGTATTCCAAGAAATGATCACACAATTCGAAAGACATCAAGTAACTGATTTCTTTTTTACTGACAGTCTCATAAACGGCAGTATGAAAATGCTGAATGAACTATGCGATTTATTAATTGAATACAGACAAAATAATCCTCAAGCTCAATTTACCTGGCAAGGTCAATATATTTTTCGTCCACGCAGTTCCGTCAATCTCAATCATATCAAAAAAATGGCAGAAGCTGGATTGAACTTTTTAGTAGTGGGATTGGAAACTGGCAGTGATCGAGTGCGAATTGACATGAACAAAAAACACACCACCGACGATGCTGAATGGTTTTTAGAAGAATTTAAAAACCACGGAATAAAATGCAGGCTGTTGATGATCACCGGGTGGGTAAATGAAACTGAACAAGATCATCAAGAAACATTGCAACTATTTCCTCGTTGGCAAAAATATGTAGCAAGCGGTACCATAACTGGCATTGAGTTAGGTAGTACATTGAGTATTTTAGAGCATGCACCGGTGGCATTGAGAGTGCCGGATTTAGGCATAGAAATGTTAAACAACAAAGGATATCTGTGGTTCAATCCTACCAATCCTGACCTAACTATAGCCGAACGAATGAGACGTCGAATTGAAACGCACAGGCATGCTATAAAATATCATTGGCCTATAACTCGCAGTTTATACAGACTGAGCACTATCAAATCAAATTTGCTAGAGGCAATTGAATATCTATTGGCTAACACTGAAAAGCAAACGGTATTTCCTATTATACAGGTCAAAAAAACAGGGACCGAAGTCCCTGTGTAAAAACCCGGGGCGGAGCCAACCAATCCCCGGGGTAAACTTATTCAAACATCAAAATCAAAACAGCCAATATCAATGCCAACACAGGCTCACCTACAAACACCAACATGAGTACAGCGACCCAGGCCATGTTAGGCACTCTTCATACAAGTAGTCTCAGCCATGCGCTTCCAGTTGCCTGCAAAGCTCTTGCGCAAGTCTGCAATCTTCAGGGCCATACGCAAACTCATCTCACGCAAGCGATTCTGATTTGTTTCCATGAACTCAACGATCTCGTCCTGCACACACTCTTCAAAATCATAGTCTGCAAACAACACGCCATCTTTGGCAATTTGTTTGATACGCAACACTTTGTCACGCATGGTATCAAGTGTCAAGTCCAGGTAGTGACAGCGTGATTGCAGTGCATCCAAGTGATCACGCAACTTTTGCGATTTCATTGTGTCAAACTTCAAGTTGGTAATAAAGATTACCGAACCCTTGAACTCGAAACGATCTGGGATGCCTTCACGACGCAAGGCACTGCTCTCTGACAACCAGCTAATGGTACGTTTCTTGCCCGAGTCAAGTGCGCCTTTCAACAAGTTCAATGCCACGTCATCCAGCAAAATGCTGTCACAGTCATCAAATACCAACACACAATTGGCATCAGAATACTTGTACAAGGTTTGATACAAGCCAATGGGTGTTGCCGAACCTTTGACAACTTCGGCGCGAAGGCGCTTGCCAGCCAGTTTGTCAAACAAGGTAGCCTTTTCAATCTCACGCTCAACACCAAAGCTCTTGCCCACGCCAGGAGGGCCTGACACAATCATAGCACGGATGTCACCGTTGACACAGGCCTTGGTCATGTCATTGAGAATATCAAATCGTTCACGAATACGTGTCATAATTTGTTCTTCTGTTTCAGTTTCTGTTTGAGGGGCAACAAATGCCACGGTGTTGTTGTTACTCACTGCTTCTCCATTGACATACTCGATGTCTTTGATGTTGTTGACTTTGATACGGATGGTGTCGGGACAATTAGGAAATGTCCCATTGTTTTCTACTGTCACAAAATTACCTTTGGCGCCAGTTTGATAACCTGACACAAGATTGAAAGCGATGTTGCGCACGGGTTTGTTGCGATACTCACCTTTGATAACACGAATTGCACTCATTGTTGGCTCCTTTGAAATGCGGTTGTTTGCTGTTTATGTGTCTATTATAGCAAAAGTTGAATTAATGGTCAACCGGGGCAAACAACTGTTGACCTTGTTGCATAAAAACAACAAAGGCTTCCATTGTGCGCTCACTGTACACCATGCGTCCGTTT